GAAAGAGATATGAAGGTATGGACATTAGATGATGGGAGTAAGGTTACAACTGAGGATATTATGAAAGCCCTTAATTGTCCACGCTCTACAGCGTACAGTAGATTAGCACGAAGCACTGATCCACAGCATATATACAAGGAAAAGCAGGATACTTCTGGGGGTAAGACATACCTATTAAGTGATGGTAGTAAGTGGACAGTAGCACAATTGGCTGCACACTTAGATTGCCTTCATTCAACAGCAGGAGTACGCCTCAGCCTTAGTTTAACAGGGAGTAATGATGTAAGGAAGGTGTTAGCACCAGTTAATCATCAGTACAGTATAGAGGAGAGTATAAAGCGTGGTGAGAAGAAGATACGTGAGGAGCAAGAAAGTAGGATGATAGGTGATCCTTTAGGGCACTGGAAACTAATTAATGCTCATACTTAAGGGTATAATAAGTCTAGTAAAATCAATGAGTTATAAGGTACTACTATAGCACAGGCTCAGCAGCCCAATGCACAGTATAGACCTATGTCGATTATCAGAGAGGAAAAGAATGCTAACATACAATATTGAAGAAGACTTCCTAGGGGAAGATGAAGCAACACAAGATTTAATAATGGAGCAGATGTTTATGGAGGAGAAGTTTGTAAGTGATGCCTCTACTAAATATACTAATAGTATTAACAAGATGCTACAGGCTGGACTCTTTGCTAACACTACTGAGGGGAGTATTCTGCAGAAGATGGCTATTGAAGCAGTCAGCGATCAGATACAAACATACTTCAACGGTAAGACTAGAGGTAATGGTGCTATGTATAGAGATTTCCTAAAGGATAACTTTGAAGGTAGAGAAGACATACTAGCATTCACAGTACTTGAGTACATACTAAATGCTGTTAGTACTAGAACACCTAAACTGTCTGCTACTGCTAACGGCTTAACAAGTAAGGTGCTAGACCTCTTATCTGTAGAGCAGTTTAAAGAGAATGAACCTAAGTTCTACTCCTACTTAGAATATGAGTATAAGAGTAGAGGACTGGGTTACATCAACAGTAGAAAGACTAAGTTGGCTAAGATGACTGGCTATGCAGCTGAAACCTTAGAAGCCTCATTTAAAGCATCAATAGGTGCTAGACTAATTGACTGTGTATTATCTTCTGGGTGTAACTTATTCAATGTACGTTTACAGTACAAAGGTAAGAAGACCGAGAAGGTACTAGTATTAACTGAGGATGCACACAGCATCATTGGTAGAGTAAAGGATAGGAATGTACTATTTAGTGTAACGTACAAGCCTTTAGTAGCCAAGCCACTACCTTGGACATCTATTTGGGGTAATGGAGGCTACTATACTAGTAATAACCAAACCTTTATACGCAATCAAAAAGCGTGTAAGTATATAGAGAAAAATATAGCACCAGAGGTACTCAATAGAGCCTTTGATGTCATTAATCACATACAAGAAACTAAGTGGAAAATAAACAGTTACATCCTAGATGTAGTTAATAGTATTATCGATGATAGTATGATTGATCCTAAGACACCTAAGAGTAATCCTAGGTTCTACGGTGATTTACCATATATGGATACCTTGAATGTTTATGATATGATACCTAAGAGTGACTTTGGTGAGTTAGATGAGAAGGGTACACACGTTACAAAGGAAGACTACAAGAATTGGTATAGAGCCAAGGAGATCCAATTAAAGAAGTTAGAGGCTAACCGTAGTAAGCGTATTATGTTCACACTAGCACACAACATTGCTACTGAGTACTCAACTAGGGATGTAATGTATTTTTCATACAACACAGACTTTAGGGGCCGCTTGTATCCTATTCAACAGATACTAAATCCACAGAGTACAGGTGCTGTCAAAGCCTTCTTAACTTTTGCTGATGCAAAACCTCTAAGTAAGGATGGAGAGCATTGGTTAAAAGTACATATTGCTAACACTTGGGGTATTGATAAGAAGTCGTATGCTGATCGCATTGCCTGGGTAGATGATAACATTAAGGATATCTATGATTATGCTCAGAACCCTATGGAAACAGTTGGGTATTGGAATGATGCTGATGAACCTTTAATGTTTCTTGCTGGCTGCAAGGCATTACTAGACCACTCAGAGAATAAACCAGTTAGTTTACCTATCTCATTAGATGCTACTTGTAGTGGGTTACAGTTGTATTCTGGCTTACTTATGGATAAAGATGGGGCAGAGGCAGTCAATGTTATTAATCGACACGAGAATGGTAAGGTAGTACGTGCTGATGTATACCAAGATATTGCTGATGTTTGTACTAAAGCACTAAAGGATGGTGATCACCCAGACAAAATTACCTTTACAACTAGAGATGGTGAGCATAAAGTAATCACTACCAAGAGGGAAGTTAAGGATTTACTAGGTAATATTACTAGAGCCTTAGTTAAGCGACCTATTATGACTATTCCATATAGTGTTACAAAACGTGGTATGTTTGAACAAATCAGAGATCTACTTAATGAGATGGAAGATAATGAGAAGGTATTTTGGAGTGGAGATAAGTGGGTAGTATCTAAGATATTAGTAGAATTAATTGCTAATGCGGTTATGACAGACATAAAGGGTGCTAGTATTGGTCAGCAATTTATTAAAAGAGTTATACACGACTTCTATGCTGACAATAATAATGAGCCTCTGCTATGGAATACACCATTCTTTAATTTTCCAGTAGTACAATGGAAGACTAAGAATAAAGTTAAGCAGGTTAAGACAGTATTGGGCAGATTGACTGTATCGCAGCCTACTGCTAAGATTAATAAACAGCAGCAAGGTAATGGTATTGCACCAAACCTAATTCATAGCCTAGATGCTACCTTAATGTACCTCACCGTGGAGAAGTGTAGAGTGCAAGGGGTAGATAACTTTATGTTAATACACGATTCATTTGGGGTACACGCTAACGATGTGAAGATACTAAACACAGCAATACGTGAATCATTCATAGAGTTATTTGAGAGTAATCCATTACAGTCTTGGGTAGAGCAAGTAAGCCCAGAACATCTGAGAGAGGTTGAGGATATTATGATTAATACCTTGGATATTAATGATGTAAAAGATAGTAGTTATATATTCTCATAGTACGACCCAAAACTAAGTAATTAAGGCCACCTTCGGGTGGTTTTTTTGTATATAATGCTAATTGGGGCTGTAGTTTTTCCTTAAGAATCAATGAGTTATAAGGTACTACTATAGCATAAGAAACGCATTTTAAAACGGAGTAAATATGTACGGTAAATTAGAAGATATCTTGATCAAAATGAATAACGATATTATGATGATCGAAGATGATGCCAAGGATGAATTATCACGCTTAGAAACTAAGATGGTATACATTGTTGGTATTTTTAACCAACTGGACTTAGAGTTTAGTACACTAGAGATAGAGTACAAAAACGCTACGACTGGTTTTTTTAGAGAAGAAGAGGACTTACAGGTCTTCGAGGATAGTAAGGTAGCCTTTGAGAAATTGATGGCTGACATTACTAAACATTAACAATTATAGAGGTAGAAAAAATGGCTAGAAAAGGAATAATTCAAAATACAAAAGGTAGAGCATTAGTAACTCCAGCTGGTTCAGCAATGTGGGTTAAGGTAGTAGAGGCTAATTATAAGTTTAATCCTAAAGGTGAGTACGAAGCACAGATCATTTGTGATCCAAAAGACCCAAAGGTAAAGGCTTATATTGATACGCTGCAAAAGATGACAGATGATGCGGTTGCAGAGGCCAGAGAGGCTCTTAAACCACCTAAGGATAAGTCAGTAGTTTCAAGAGAAGTTACTAGACCTGAGTATGATAAGGAAGGTAATGAGACTGGTAATGTAATTATTAAGGCTAAATCTTTCGCAGTAGACTACGATGGTAACCCTCAGAAACCTGAGGTTTATGATGTTAAAGGTGTATTACAAGAGAACTGGAATCAATTGATTGGTAACGGTAGTACAATTAAAATACAAGCGTGGGTTAGCCCATACCATATGGCCAACGGTAATGTTGTTGGTGTATCAGCAAAACTTAATAAAATCCAAATCTTGGACTTAAAGGTTTATGGTGATGATGGTTTTGGTGATGAATCAGGTGAGGAAGGCTTTGGCGATACTGCTGAGGTTTTTGAGTCTACAGGTACAGACTTTTAAATAGGAGAGGGTTATGAGAGAGGATGATGGTAGTTATTTTGTAAAACACGTTCCGTGTGAGGAGTGTGGTTCATCGGATGCAGGTGGATTGTACTCAGATGGTAACGTACATTGTCACTCTTGTAAACACACAGCCTTTGCTGATTCTAATTATGTTCCACCTAAACGGGAGAAATCTATGGATACTACACTATACGAGGGTGAGTACAAAGCTTTAAATAGCAGACGTATCTCACTTAATACTTGTCAACAGTATAAGTATCAAGTTGGTGAGGATTCATACGGAAACCCAATACAAATAGCTAATTACTTTAATAGTGATAAAGTTAAGGTGGGACAGAAGATAAGAACAGCTGATAAGAAGTTCACATACAGAGGGAGTAATAAGGTAGGCCTATTCGGTCAACACCTTTTCGCAAGTGGAGGGAGGAAGGTCATAATAACAGAGGGTGAAATTGATGCACTATCTGTGGCCGAAGCCTTCAACTGTAAGTGGCCAGTAGTTAGTTTGAGTGGCGGTGCTGGATCAGCATTAAAAAACATTAAGGACAACCTAGAGTGGTTACTATCATTCAAGGAAGTTGTTTTGTGGTTTGATGATGATGATGTAGGTAACTTAGCAGTACAAACAGTTGCTGGGTTGTTCAAGCCTGGCCAACTAAAATCAGTAGTTAGTACTGGTTATAAGGATGCCAATGAGCTTTTAGTAGCTAAGGGAACTGCTGCGGTACTATCAGCACACTACAATGCACAAGCTATACGTATTGATGGTGTTGTAAATGGTAAAGATATATGGGAACTCCTAAGTAAGGAAGAGATATTTGAAACATACACATATCCTTTTCCAAAACTGGAGGAAAAATTTAAGGGCATCCGTAAGGGTGAACTTGTTACATTTACAGCAGGATCTGGAGTAGGTAAGAGTACAGTAGTCAAGGAGATTGCATACCACTTACTTATGAAAGAGGGTCGGAAGGTAGGTTATGTAGCCTTGGAAGAGAATGTTAAGCGTAGTGCCTTAGGTTTTATGGGTATGTACCTAAACAGACCTCTATTCTTTGAGTATGATAAGGTATCTATTGAGGATAAGAGGGAAGCCTGGCAAGCTACTATGGGTGAAGGTAATCTTTACTTCTACGACCACTTTGGTTCATTAGATAGTGATAACTTGATGACTAAGCTACGACTACTAATTACACAAGAGAGTGTGGACTTTATTGTCCTGGATCATATCAGTATTGTAGTTAGTGGTGGTGATGAACCAGATGAGAGGAAGGCCATTGATAAATTGATGACTAACCTACGTAGTCTAGCTGAGGAAACTCAGGCTGGTATCATTATTATCTCTCACTTAAGAAGACCGCAAGGTGATAGTGGCTTTGAAGATGGTAAGCAAATTACATTAGGACACTTACGTGGCTCTGGTGCAATCGCACAACTATCTGATGCAGTCATTGGTGTTGAGAGAGATATGCAGGATGCTGAGTTTGGTGATCAGTTAAACCTACGTATATTGAAGAGCCGCTTCGTTGGTGAAGTTGGTATGGCAGATACACTAGCCTTCAACAAAACTACGGGCCGCTTGGAAACTGTAGATGAGGACTTTGAATTAGAGGGAGAATTTTAATGTTAATATATGACATAGAAACTGATGGGTTACTAGATACAGTGAGTACGATACACTGTGGGGTAACTTATAACACAGAAACTAAGGAATACAAAAGGTACAAACCTGATGAAATTTCCTTATTAATCAATGACTTACAAGATGCTGATGCTCTTGGTGGTCACAATATCCTAGCATTTGATAACGAAGTAATAAAGAAACTTTATGATATCGATTTGAATGGTAAGGAAACTTGTGATACATTAATACTATCTCGCATTGCGTACTACAATCTGATTGCTATTGATTCAAATAGTAGAAGGGTACCACCTAGACTTAAAGGCTCACACGGACTTAAGGCTTGGGGTTATCGCTTAGGCAACAACAAGGGTGAGTATGGTGAGCAAGAGAATGCTTGGGATACTTATTCTGAGGAGATGCTCGAGTACTGTGAGCAAGATGTAAAGCTGAACGTAGATCTATATGAAAAACTGATGAGTAAGAAGGTGCCAGCTGAGGCCTTACGTATTGAACAGGAATTTGCTAAGATAATTAGTAGACAAGTTGGGTATGGTTGGAAGTTTGATGTAGAAGCTGCACAGAAATTACACGTAGAACTTATGGCTGACAAAGTAAAGATTGAGGATGAGTTAGCCTCAGTATTTACACCTCTAATTGATTTCATACCTATGAAGACTGTGCCTATGCATAAAAAGGATGGTACATCTAGTAAGAACTACGAGAACCAACTTAAGCGTGGTGCTTATATGAATACAAAAAGAGGCTGGGGTAGAGATGAGGAAATATGGTTCAACCCTGGCTCACGCCACCACATTCGTAGATGGATGGAAGAGGTTTACAACTGGCATAGTCCAGAGAAGACTGAGAAAGGTACTCCGATTATTAATGAGGCTGTACTTAAGAATGTTAAGTTTCCAGAGGCACAACTGCTGCGCCAATACTTTTTAATCCAGAAAATTCTAGGGATGGTTGCAGAGGGTGCTAATGGTTGGTTGCGATGTGTTGAGGATGATGGCAGAATACGTGGTCAAGTCAATACACTAGGTGCTGTTACAGGCCGTTGCACACATAGTAAACCTAATGTTGCACAGACTCCATCAAGCCGTGCCTTTAAAGGTGAGGAATGTAGGAAGTTATGGGTAGTACCAAAGGGTAAGAAGATTATTGGTTGTGATGCTAGTGGTCTAGAGCTTCGTATGCTTGCACACTATATGGCTGCCTTTGATGGTGGTGAGTATGGTGAGCAGGTAGTTAATGGTGATATTCATACTATTAATCAGGAAGCTGCGGGACTACCTACTAGAGATAATGCTAAGACATTTATCTATGGTTTCTTGTATGGTGCGGGTAATGCTAAGATTGGTGAGATTGTTAATGGTTCATCAGCACAGGGTAAGAAGCTTAAGGCATCTTTCCTAAGTAAACTACCAGCACTAAAGAAGCTAACGACTGCTGTTAAGAAAGCTAGTAAGAAAGGTTTTCTAGTAGGACTATCAGGTAGAAAGTATGCTATACGCAGTGAACACAGTGCCTTGAATGTATTACTACAGGGTGCTGGAGCATTAGTGATGAAGTATTACTTGGTTGAGTTAGACAAGCAACTACGTAAGGTATTTACACCTGGAAAAGAGTATGAGTTCATTGGTAATATCCACGATGAAGTACAGATTGAAGTTGATGAGAGTCATACTAAACAGGTAGCAGAGATAGCTGAGAAAGCCTTTGGTGCTGTTGAGAAACAGATTGACTTTAGGGTTAAGCTAGAGGGTGAGGCAAAAATAGGAGACACTTGGTATGATACGCATTAAGATTAAAGCACTGAGTAATAACGAGATGTATGGTGGTAGGAAGGTTAAGTCATATAAGTATAGAAACTTTGAACGTGATATTATGCCCTTACTTCCATCCGATGTCGAAATACCAAAGGGAAAGATACACTTAAATATGCAGGTTGGCCTTAGTAGTAAGCTGGCTGATCTGGATAACACACTAAAACCATTCATTGATTGTTTACAACTAAAGTATGGGTTTAATGATAAGTGGATTTATAAGATATCAGCAAAGAAGAAGGATGTCAAGAAGGGTATGGAATATATACACTTTGAGCTAAAGGAGATGAAGGTATGAGCAAGCAAGTAGGAGGAGATCATTATGATTTATCAATACAACCTATTGATTATATTATGAAGAATGGTTTAGGCTATTGTGAGGGTAATGTCATTAAGTATATTTCTAGACACCAAGATAAGAATGGGGCAGAGGATATACATAAGGCTATACAGTACTGTGAGTTTATTCTTAAGGAGATCTATGATGAATGAAGATAGCCTATTAGAATTACTAAATAGTAAATTACAAGTAGACCTTAAGAGTACTAAGGCAGATCCTTATTGTTATCACGATGCATACAATGAGAACTACACGGTAGAGTTGAAATGTAGGCGTAAGCACTACAGCACACAACTTATTGAAAAACACAAGATAGATAAGAACTGTGGAGATGGCAAGAGTTTTTTGTATGTAGTATCAACACCATCAGGTATATTTGGTTTTGATGTATCTGCATTGATAGCTGACAATTATGAATTTAATTGGGAGACTAAAAAACTTCCTGCTACCACAGACTTTGGTCGCACACAATGGGTAGATAAAGTAGTTGGGTATATTGATGTAGCCGATGCTTTTTTGAGGGAAAAATTATGATAGCACTAATTGATGCCGATAGTATTGTATACAAGTATGCAAGTATCTATCAGGACACTGTAATATGGGATGAAACAGAGGAAGGAGTAACTTCTTCAACTAAGATAGACCTAGCCACAGCCTTAAAGGAAATGGAGGGTTTTATACAAGGTATTCAAGACATCACAAAGACTGATGGTGTCGTACTTGTACTGAGTCCAAAGCGTACCTTTAGGTATGATGTAGCTGAGAACTATAAGAGTAATAGAAAAGCTCCTAAGGTAGCACTAGAAATGTTGGTACCATTGAGAGAGGCACTGCTAGATATGGGTGCTTTATTATTTGATAACGTAGAGGCTGATGATGTATGTGTATCACGTATGTATCAGGAGCCAGGTAAGTATGTCCTATGTCATATTGATAAGGATCTTGACCAAGGTATAGGGAAACACTACAACTATAATACACAAGAGAAGTATGAGGTAACACAAGATGCTGCTGACTACTTCTTCTACCAACAAATCCTACAAGGAGATAGTGTTGATGGTATTAAAGGTTGTCCAGGTATTGGTAAAGTAAAGTCGCAGAAGATACTAGGTGAGTTTACTGAGATAGAGGATTGGTGGAAGGCTATCCTAGAGACTTATGAAAAAGCTGATAAGGATTACGATTATCTGATTCAACAAGCCCGCTTAGTTTATATGCTAAGGGATTTTAATGAGGATACACAGGAGTTTACACTGTGGTTACCAGAGGAAAAAGATGAAGAATAAAAACTGGAATGATGAACACGATTTTAAATGGCAGTGGATAGTAGTGGGTACCTTTTTAGTATTAGCACTCCTATTTAGTGAGGCTAAGGCTGGTCAGTTCTACGACTTTCCTTATGAGGACAACATCACTATGGATGTAGTTAAGACTAATGGAGGCGGAGGTACTTGGAAGTGTGCTTCAGTTAGAGACTGTTACATTAGGACTCTTGAGGCTGAGGCCCGTGGTGCTAACCAGTACTGTGAGACTATAACTATTAAACGTAATGGCAAGCCAGTATGGTTTAGGAAGTACCGATGATAGGTAATATATTCATAGGCTTACTA